CAGGTTCTGCATTAGTCTGTTCTTCGTTATAAGTATTTAAACTGTCTGCCATGTTATTCCTCTATTTTGTTTCAACCTTGTAGGAACGCCCTTCAAATTTAAAGGTTTCTTTCTTTTCCTTTTTAGCTTTAGCAAAAGCCTTACGGAAAGCTTCGGCTGATTGAGTACCCTTTTTATATGTGGGAAAATCTGCCGCATTGATGCGTTCGTCTTTAGGTGTAGTGGTTTCTCTGGTCTTAGGCTTCTCTTCATCTTTAGTCATAGCCGCTGCTGTACCCGCTGCCCCAGCAGCCCCAGCAGCCCCAGCTTTTAGCTTACTCTTCATAGCGGTTCGACTGTACTGAGCCATACCGTCTGTTTTCTTTTGACCTTCGTTAGCTTTTTTAGCTACCCTTTTAACACCCTTGGCATTATTTATTATTTTTTTAAGAGCAGCTTCACCACCCTTCTTTAGGAGCTTAACTGCTGCTGTTCGTCCAATGATTGCAGCCGCTGCTGCTAGTAATGGTAGTGCCATTAGCTTTGTCCTTCTTGTGTTTGCTCTGCCTTTTGATCTTCTCGTGCCTGTGCTTGTGTCATCATAGCAGCAGCACCACCTGACTTAATCATCTCAGGTGTACCACGTACTGCCATCTGCTGCATAGTCTGCATCTGCATTGCTTGCTGTTGCTTCTGCATCATCTCTGCTTCTTCTTGAGCCTTCTGCTCAGCAGACTTAATAAGACCATTGGTATCAATACCAAGGCTGGCTCCTAGACGATCAATGTAATCGTTAAGGTTCATCTCTCTAGCAATAACTTCTGGACCAAGTGGCTGTAAGTATTGTAAGAAAGTAGCAAGCTTGTTTAGGTCTTGTCCTCGTCCAAGGGCTTCGATACCAGTAACAACAGTAGGGCTAACAGTATCCTTAGGTAGCTTAGGCATCTTGCCTGAGCGTTCCATGCTGGATAATATCTTATTAACCAGAGGCATCTGTAGTTCTTGTGACAGGATAGAATACACACCGCCTAGGGCAGACTCTAGTTCCTGTGCCATGAACCGTACTTCTTCAGCAGTAACACGCTCAGCCTGACGCTGAACTGCACTGTTCATTAGGAAGGCGTAGGCTAGACGCTCACTAATGTTACGTCCAGACTCCATAGCTACTCTAAAGTCAGTTGACTTCTGTACCTGTAGGGTGGAGACATCAGTAGCATCACCACTAACGATAGCACCGTTAGGGCTTTCAGCTAGTACTCGTGCCTTAGTTGTGCCGTTAGGTTTGACTAGGAACAACACCTTAGCTGATGCCGCAGCACCCTCTACGATAGCCTTAGTCAAAGCCTCAAGGCTCTTAAGGTCTCCGATATATTCTTCTACATAACCCCTGCCATAGTCCTCACTGTCTACTCTAGTAAACCGTAGGGGAATGAAGGGGCTTTCATCTAGTTTAAATTTACCACGGCTGTTAGGGATTTCAAACCCTGAGACCTCTTGGTAAACTTCCCAACCCTTTTGTGTTCTAGTAAGGTGGGTATATAACTCAAGGTTCTTCATCTCAGACTCAGAAGCCTGTATGAGTTCCTGAATTTCTGGAGGAAGCATCAAGGCATTGACGCTTTCTTTAGTAATAATCTCTAAGACATTACCCATAGAATCCCGCTTAACCACATAACGGTCAAGACGAAACACTTTCATGCCTCCCTCTTTAGGCATAAAGAGAAGAGCATTGCCTGTAACAATAAGCTGCTTCAGTGCTTCAAACACTGGAACACGCATTGCCTTTGATTCGATCTCTTGCATGGCTGCTCGTTCAATACGAGACAACGCTTCCTCAACTGCACCACGTGCTTCTCCACCTGCTAATTCAGCTAGGTCAAAGTCATCAATGGTCAGTCTAAAGAATGGACTGTTAGGTGGTAGTAGTGCCAGAAGCAGCTTTGATGCTAGGTTGTTTACACCTCTAGCACCTACTCCCTGATAGGGTGTCTGGTATATTGTACTACTACTATGTCCATCAGGAGGCAAGAGCATAGGTATTGTTAGCTCTGCTGCATCACGCCCACGCTGCAAGAACATATCTCTTGATGACTCGCACTGGGCATAACGCTTAGCAGCACCGCCGCCACTATTCTCATATGCCATAATATTTACCTTTAGTTAGAAATATTTACACCTGAAGATGAACCCATAGAGCCACCTGATGTTGAGCCACCAATAGCTAGTCCTGCATTTTTTGGTGCTACTTTTAGTTTAGACTTACCTGTTTTCTTTTTGGCTGCTGTCTGAGAAGCAGTATCTACTTCTGCAAGTTCAGTATCGAACTCTGGTGTAGCAGAAGTTACAGGTGCTGCCTGTGCTGGGACAGGAGGCGGGGCTGGTTTTGAACTTGAAAAACACATTGTTAAATTTCCTCGAAATCTTGATTGTACAACTCTTCCAGCTTTCTGATAACAGACTGCTGGCCTTGCAGATAACGTAGTTCTTCTAAAGAAACTTCGTTTGCTGGAAGTTGATTGGGAAACAAATCCTTTAGATGATTTAGTAATTCTTCTGTTAATGATGGTATATTACCTAGAACTTTCATTTTGAATTTGCCTATAGGTCAACTTTAGAACAAGGGGTATCTAACCCCCTGATCTAAATAGGTTTAATTTTTACTAGATATCCACTAGTTCACAGGCTCCAGCGGTACATGCTAGGGTCTGACTACCAGATGTAGTATCTTCTTTTTCGTACAAAGACAAGGCTGCCCAATCAATTGAGGCTGGCATCTGTTTCTTTAGTTCCTCATACTGTTCCCCATCAATCTCCTGATATGGAGCCTGTGCATATGAATGGTCACTATGAGGTAGGAACGAGATACCTGAGCAGATGTCAAAGTTCTCATAGACCCATGCACCTACTGCCATCCACTCTGCATCCTTGACTGTGATAGTTACAGATGGTTTGTGTTCACACCAGTGTAGTGCGTAGTTCTTCCACAGTTCTAGCTGCTCTATTGCAGTCATATCGTTACGAGTAACAGCACCTGTCGGTGACTTAGTGGGGAAGCTAAACACTGTAGTAGAGTCAGGCTTCATCACACATGGTTCAGCAGGGATACCACTGTCCTTCATAAACTGTGTTAGTGGGTCTTTGTTATCACCACGAACAGTACGAATATAGTAAGCACTATGCCTTGCATGAATACCAGAAGCTGTATCAGTAAGCTGCGATACAGTACCAGATGGTTTGACACAGGTGATAGCAGCAGAAGCAGGTACACCTAGCTTGTCAGCGTAGACACGATTGACATCAATAGCCTGTGCCTTCAACTCTTGTAGCCAGCGTGGGCTATCAACAGTCTTAGATAGGATGTTGTTATCCATGATGCCTGTTAGTGACACGCCCAGCAGTCGTTCTTCTTCAGTATTCTTCTGCCAAATCTTACGCAAGTATGGCATCTTAGTGAAGGTAGACTGTGCAGTACCAAGGATGGTGGCTAGTCGTACCTTACGGCGTAGACTTTCTAGGTCATCATGTTCACGTACCACTACCTCTGTTAGATTACAGAACTGGTAAGGACGTAGGATGATCTCTGAGCAGGGGTTGGTTCCCCACTCATGTCCGGTCTCTCTGCGTCCGTTCATCTTAACGTGCTTGTCTGCTGCTGTACGTGAGAAGATACCACGCTCACCAGACTTAGACTCCACTAAGGATAGCCACTCACGCATGAACCCCTCCATGTCAGGCTTGTCTGTGTAGGCTACAGAGTTATTAGCCAACGCACGTTGACCCTCGTTCTCCCACCAGCTACCAGACTTAGCGTGTGCCATGCGTCCATCACTCAGGTTAGACAGGCTAATCATAGCTGAACGGCGTACACCACCCACGACTACAACCTCACCAATCTTACACATAATGTCGTGACACTCAATGCTAGTCAGCTTGCGTCCTGCGGCTGCCTTGAACTTAGCAACAACAAACTTGAACAGGTCATCAAGTGGCTCAGGTCCACTGGCTCTACCACCAAAGGTTTTAAGCCTAGCACCTGCTGGGCGTACCTTAGACAAGTCCCACTTAGGAATGTCGCCTGACCATAGGTGTGACAGCAGCTTATGCAAGGCTCTTGCCCAGCCTTCCTTACTATCCTTAACTGCAATCACATCATCACTATAGTCTAGTGCATCAGGTACTTCAGGTAACTTTGTAATGGACTGACGCTCTACGCTAAAGCCTACCCCAGTACCACAGAGTAGGATAAACATAGCCTCATCAAAGGCACGGATGTGATCCACTGGTAAGTAGCTACAGTTGTAGATGCAGGTGTTGTCACGATCTGCTGCTACCCCTGCTGTCATCAAGGCTCTCATGCTAGGCATCACCTCAAGGTTGATGATAGCTTCCTCAATCTCTTCCAAGTCTTTAGGGGGCAGACCAGTAGTAGCAATGTAGTTAATGTATCGCTGTACTGTCTCAGTCCAAGTCTCTCTACGGTTCTCTTCCTCTAGCCATCGTGCGTACCTACTGGTAGCAATGAAAGTCTGGTAGTCTGTAGGTAGCTGATTGCTAATCATCGGTTGTCTCCCTCTCCGTGTAGTGTTCCGGCTTCCTGTCGTTTCTTTAACTTATCTGCGTTCATCTCTGCAATAGTCTGTAGTGACAGGCCACAGTCATGGGCTAGTGCCGCCAACATCCAGAGTACATCACCCATCTCTGCTGCAATAGCTTGCTTCTGATCCTGCATTGGTATCCCATCACGCATCATCTTAGCAATTTTACCTGCCACCTCACCAGCTTCTTCAGCAAGACCTAAGGCTGCGTAGGATACGGCATACTTCTTAGGGTATACTGCTGTCTTTATTGCACCAATCTGGTACTCATAAAAGTTCATCATTACCAATTCTTTCCTTTAGTCTTTTCCATAAGCTCTACCATCTTCTTGAGATACCAGATAGCTTTCTCTGCATCCTGAATAGGATTACCCTTCTTGAACAGGCGTGAACCTGTGTACTTAATCACGTTGCCATGACAGTAGCTGATGGCATCCCATTCACCTAACACATCCACGATGTAGTCAATGGTTTCAATCTTACCGTCAGCATAGTGAGCAGGACTATTAACCATGTCATCAATGTGTGGCTGCTCTGAGTTAGCTAAGTCTTTCATAAAAGCCTCGTGTCTTATTGGGGTTGCCATAACTTTACCTCACCTGTGTCTGTGTCGTACTCACCATTACGTAGGATACGTGCTAGTCGTGCGTTCTCTAAAGCTACTTCTTCAGATAAACCTTTACTCTCAAACGCAGCAACAACCGAAGCCCACGAACAATTCTCTGATAAGATTTTATTAGCAGTGACTGAGCCAACTGAAGGACATCCCTTGTAGTTGTCTGTGCTATCTCCGATAAGCGTTTGATAGTAGAAGTTATACTTAGCTTCTTCCTCAGTGATTGTAACAACTTCTCCATTGATCCAATGCTTTGCTGGTACAGTTTGTAAGTCCTTATCTTCAGACCACACAATAGTATCTGTATTCGCAGTAGATAATATCCCAATGACATCATCTGCTTCTACTCCTCTGTAAATTATAGTGTTGTATTTACTAGCTATGTATTCTCTAGACCACGGAAGCAGCATTGGCTTGCGTGTATCTGAACGATTAGCCTTGTAGTATGGGGCAATCTTTTTACGGAAGTTTTCCTTATCTGATAAGGCAACAATACAATCCTGTACTGGTGCTTCTTCTACCAGCTTTCCAATCTGGTCATCAATGATTGCAGATACCTCGTTCTCAAAGCAGTGTAAAGTCCACAGTCCATTACCCCAGTTAGTGGGTTTCTCTGCTGAAGCACAGGCTTTGTAAGCAATAATGTCACCATCAATAAGCAGTAGGGTCATCATCCACCTCCTCTTTTCTCTCATGTTTTCTTAGGATGCGTAGTCCTGTCTGTACCTGAATGTAGTCTAGGTAAGACTCAACGATCCACTTAATGCTTAGGCATATACTAACACTCATAAACGAGCAGGTTAGTATTAGCTTCCATACGAAATCAAAGTCCATTCTGGATACACTCCTTCGCCTGACCAACAGACATCTTGAACCACTCACCCCTACGCTCAGCTACCTTCTCAGCAGCTTGATGTGCAGCAGCCTCAGCCTTACGTCTATCATCAATAGACACAGAGTACATCAGCCTGTAGTTACGGAAGGGACTACTAGTCTGATAACCATTCAGCCTATCCTCCGCATCAATAGCCATGCCAATCTTCACCCACTCAGGCCACGCTGAGTTAGTAATGATGTAGACCTGACCTTCTCTACTACGCTCATAGTTCTGAAGACCAGAGAAGGCAGCATCATCAAATGACTTGTACCGTCCTGCTTTGTACAGTGGATGTGAATTTGGTATGTACTTACCATTGACATACATTCTTTGAGGATTTTTTATAGGATTAGATTTGTTGTTGTAGATTTCA